AGGACATCCTTATCTAATACAAGCACAAGCGTTTAATTTCGGTCAAAACGCTTTATCTGTTACAGGTGTTACAAACATAACAGGTTCATTAGTTGTTAATGGTAATACAATAACTTCAGGAGATAGAAACGGTTTAATAACGACAGGTTCAAATACACCTGGATCACCAATACAAACACAAACTATTCAAGGTGATTTAGTAATTACAGGTTCATTAATTAATAGAGGTAGAGGTGATGGAATTAATAACCTTGCTTTTGGTGAAGACGCTTTATTTTCTAATATCAATTCACCATCAGGTTCAGGATATAATAACACAGCGTTAGGATATAACGCGATGTATAATAATACCACAGGTCAAACAAATACCGCTATTGGTGCTAACGCGATGTTAGAGAATGTTAGTGGTTCAGGTAACGTAGCAATTGGTGACAACGCTTTAAGAAATAATAAATCAAATCAGAACCTTGCAATTGGTTCAACAACATTATTTAATAACACAACAGGTCAAGGTAACACTGCAATCGGTAATGGTGCGATGGCGAATAATGTTAGTGGTTCAAACAATATGGCTGTTGGTAGAGGTGCTTTACAAAACGTACAAGGAAATAATAATACAGGTATTGGTGGTGAAGTGTTAAATAATTTAACAATAGGTACACAAAATACTGCAATTGGTTATCAAGCGATGGCTAATACGATTACAGGTTCAAATAATATTGCAATCGGTAATGAAGCAGCACAAATGGTACAAGGTAATAATAACGTTGGTATAGGTTTCCAGTCTAATAAAAATGTAACAGGAGAGAACAACGTTGCTATTGGTACAGAAACATTACCAAACGGAGGTTCAAGAAATATTGCAATAGGTCATCAAGCTGGACGTTTTGAGACTGGTAGTGATAGGTTACACATAACTAATCAATCGTATGGTTCAATTGATGGTAATAGAAGTGGTTCGTTGATATATGGTGTAATGAGTAATGTTGTAACAGGACAAACAATTCAATTTAACGCAGGACAAGTAAGGTTACCATTAATATCTCAATCAACAGGTTCATACTTCGTAACGATGGACGCAACAGGTTCATTAAGTTACGCTACACCACAACAAGCAATCCTTTCTGCTTTTGCAGCAGGTGCGTTCTATTCAACAGGTTCAGTTACAACTACCGCAAACGTAAGTGGTTCATTTATATATGATAGCACAGTTGATAGTCAAGGTATTACTTATAGTGGTTCACAAATAACGGTAAGTAGAACAGGTTTATATAACATACAATTCAGTACACAAATTGATAATGGTTCAGGTGCTGCGGATGTAGCAATATGGTTAAAGAAGAATAATACAAATGTAGCAGACACAGCAACAATATTAACCGTTCCATCAAATCATAAAGATGTATTGGCGTTAAACTTATGGGACAACGCAACAGCAGGTGATTATTATGAATTGACTTATCAATCAGATAGTAGTAATACATCATTTTCAACAATAGCACCGTCAGGAAATATACCTCGTTCACCAGGAATAATAGTAACTATAAATCAAATTAGATAATATGGAAGAAATAATAACCCCAACGCCGGAACCAACGCCAACGGCTACACCCACAATAACTTGTACTCCAACTCCATACCCTGATTATTTAAAGCAATAATACCACCAATTGTTGAGTATAATGAAGAAAAAGAATATATTTATATAATATGAGTAAAAGTAAAATAACATTAGAGGCGTTCCAATTTGACGGTGCAGCAAGATTACCGCAGTATGTAGAAATATTGCGTAACGAACCGTACGTTAAATATGGAGAGACAAATAACTTATACAGCACATTTCAATTGTATTATCAAAACGTTCCGGTACATAGGGCGTGTCTACAATCAAAGATTAGTGGTGTAATTGGAAAAAGTTTAACAACGGAAGATCCAGCACATCAAGAACTTATTATGTTCGCTAATCCTACCGAAGATATATATTCCTTATACAAGAAAATCGTAAAAGATTATGTAGTATTAGGAAGTTTCGGTCTACAAGTAATCCGTTCAAATGACGGAGGTATAGCACATTTTTATCATAGTCCAGTAGACAAATGGAGAAGTGGTAAAGCAGGTGAAGACGATATTGTAAGAGATTATTACTTCAGCGAGAACTGGGATAGACATAGAGACAATAGATATAAGCCACATAGAGTTGCAGCTTTCAATATGGAGAATAGAGAAGACCCACGTCAATTCTATTACTACAAAGACTACGAACCTAACGCACAATTTTACTACGGTTACCCGCAATATATATCAGCAGTACCATCATTACAATTAGCAACAGAAGTTGTTAATCACCACTTATCATCTATTCAAAGTAATTTGACACCATCTATGGCTTTATCGCTGGTAGGAGAAATACCTCCTGCAACGGAAAGGCAGGATATTATGGATAAGTTAAAAAATATCTATGGTGGTACAAACGGTCAAAAGTTCTTCTTAAACTTTATTGAGAGTTCAGAACAGAAGCCACAGGTGGACGTTATCACTCCAACAACAACAGATGGTCTATATGAGAATATAACATCACAAGTAACACAAAATATTATCACAGCACATCAAATTACCTCTCCTCTTTTACTGGGTATTAGAGAAGCTGGATCAACAGGTTTAGGTAGCAACAAAGACGAGATTTTAATATCTTACAATCACTTTATCAACACGTCTTGCAAACCAATTCAACGTATTATTTTAGGTGAGTTAGAGAGAATGATTTTCTTAAAGACAAAAACAAAAGTAAAATTGGTGCTGGAACAAAATCCAATATTAGATGTAGAAGAGTTTCCAACAGACGCAGGTATTACATCAAAGCCTGGTGAAGTAACATCAAAATTACCAGACCCTGGTAGTGACACAGAGATGTCTATTAATGAGAACATTAAAAGATTATCTGGTAGAGAATATCAAGGTCTTATGAGAATTGTAAGAGAATATACAAAAAATAAAATCACACGCGAACAAGCAAAACAAATGTTAAAATCAGGTTATGGTTTAACAGAAGAAGATTGTGCTGCGTGGTTGGGTGAAGAAGAAGAAACTATATAATTATGAGTAATTACGTTTTAATGGTAAGTCTTGATAAACTTACGTCACTAACAAGTATATCACCTAATTTGGACGCACATACGTTGAGACCAAATATATACTACGCACAAACACAAGTGCAGCAGATATTAGGTGATTTACAATATAACGAATTGTGTAATAAAATTGAGGCTGGTACTCCACTTACAAGTGAAGAGACACAGCTTATGGACTACATCGGGAACTTCTTGATTTGGACTGCTGCGCACGAAAGTACGCTGTCTATTTATATGAAGATGGTTAATAATGGTGTTACGTCCGGTACAGATGGTGATGGTAGAAAGTCTGCTACGATTGAAGAGATTAAGTTTCTTCGTTCTATGTTAACAAACAGAGCGGACATATACAGAAGACAGCTACAAGAGTTTATTAGAATTAATATTGGCTGGTACCCTCTTATATCACAATCAAACTCAAATCAAGTTGTGCGCAGTCAAAGATGGAACAACTATTTTTCTGGAATCCAGTTGGATAGCAAATCGTATAGAGCAACACCAAATAGCTTTAACAATAACCTAACACAATATAGTGAACTGGATCACACAGACCCTCCGGGATGTGACTGGTAATAAGTAAAATAGAAACCACACAATATATAAAATGAACGACACTATTATATTATTAATATCAAACGTACTAACAGGTGTAGCAGGTTTTTTTGCTGGTAAAAGACGCAGTGACGCAGAGACAGACAATCAAGTTTTACGCAATTTAGAATTATCAGTCAATTTGTATAAACAGATTATTGATGACCTTAAAAAAGAAATACACGATTTAAACTTGCAGGTGCAGAACCTTGAAAATAAAGTTGAGAGCCTGATGGCGGAGAATAAAAAACTAAAAAGAAAAAATAGCTTATAATGAGTTACAGAAACTTACAAGGGTTTACGAACCTACTGGACTTTCAAATAGCGGAGATGGTGATGAGACACTACGACCATAAACATAACATATTATATAAACTATTCAAATGAGTATAAACACAGCAGGTCTACCATCATACACAGAACAGGACACAAGGACATTAATATCAAAGACGATAGAAAATATTAGACTGATAGATAAGGTTAAAGAAGAGAAAAAAATAAAAGCAATATTGTATGGCAAAGGGAAAAAGTAGTTCAAACAACAAAGTAACTTTCGGTAAGAGAAAGGGTGGTAGATATAAAAAGTCCTATAATAAACACGATAGAAAAGCAAGAAACTAAAATGGAAATACATAAAATAGAAAATGGTGTTATCGTTGAGATTAACGGTAAGCCAGTTAATGAAGCACCAAAAGCAGCTAAACCTAAAAAGGAAATTAAAGTAGAAGAAGTGATCCCTACTCCAACACCTAACGAAGAAGTTAAATTAGAAGACAGTGCCAATACCGAAGCCACAGCCGGGTCAAACGAAGAATAAGTTTATATCCTCTTGTATGAGTGAGTTGTCTGGTGAATATCCGGATAACGCGCAGCGTTACGCTATTTGTATTACAAGCTGGGAAGACAAGTTTAGTGTAGCTAAAAAGGTGCACGATATAAAAATGAACGAACACTTTTCCAAATTGGAACAGTTCGCTTCGTATAATGACTACCCTGAAAGTGCGTCTAATAACGCGTGTAAGGTATTGCGTTGGAGAGAAGAGCACGGGGATGAGGTGCAGGGTATGTTGCAGGTAGGATGGACCAGAGCCAATCAGCTATGTAACAAGGAGAATATATCCGAAGAAACGATTGCACGTATGGCGTCTTTTGCGAGACACAGACAGAACGCAGAGGTGTCACCGGAGTTCAAAGACACACCCTGGAAGGATAAGGGTTACGTTGCGTGGTTAGGATGGGGTGGAACCACAGGTATTGAATGGGCGCAGAACAAGTTAAAGAGTATTAGAAAATAAAAAAACCCCACCGAATTAACGATGAGGTTTTATGAGTAGGTCAAAACATCTTACGTAAAATACCTACCCAATTCTATTTAATCAAATCAGTACTAACAATAGTAGCAGCAATCTGCGCAGCGAGTTCATCAGCTGTTTTAGTTAGTATATCATAGTTATCAATTGTAACGTACATCTTTTGATTTGTTTGGCTACTCTTAATTGTAAAGGTAGTCATAAGTTCGTTGAGTTCATCTTCTTGTTGGTTAGCCTCTTCAACTTCGTTAGCCCACTGCTCTTGAGCCTGGTCTGCAAAATCCAACGGGTTGTTAGTAGAAACATCCATAAGTAAAGCGTCAACCTCTTTGAACGTTGTTACTTTATCATTTCTAATATCAGCACAAACAATCCCTTTATAAATGTCCTTATGGATATAAAGTCCGGGGTTCGTTGACACAATTTCATAACGTCTTTTCCAGGCGTACTCAAATAATTCTTCTTTGGTTTTTATTTGGCTACTCAAAAATGTAAATTGTTCCATATTAATTATTTTGGGTTTCTAATTTGTTAATAATATCGTTGATGGTGGACTCAAACATATACATCTCCACCAGACCTGCGTCCCACTTTTTTAGTTCCTTTAAGCGCAGGTTCAATATTCCTACTATTACTTTTTTTTCTTGACGTGTTAAGTACAACGTCTTATTAGGTTCTTTTTTCATAATATTAGTCTGTTATTTTTGATAGTGAATAAATAGCGATGGTGCACTCAAATTGATTTTCATCATCACAAACAACTTCTTCAACACGAATATCGTGCACGTAGTGTGTACCGTATTTGCTTGTGATAAAAGCCTGACCGCCATCCAATCCACCAGCAGAATAGCAGACCTCAAAATCATCAGGGTTACCATCAGTTACGTTCTCGTGCTGGAAGATTCTATTAAACACGTCCAGTATAATCTCTTTTGACGTTGGGTTGCAGTCAGCGAAGTTCATCGCAGCGTCAGTTACTATTGTTATTACTTTCATTTTATTGCGTATTGTTTAAACTCTTTTTTAATAATTGCTGCTATAATTTCCTTAATTTCTTCACGTGATTTGTTTAGTAGACTCTCGCGTAATATTGGAACGTTAACCTCTTTTTTTGTTTTAGGGTCTATTAAGTTTAAGTTGATGTATTTTGCTTTCATATTATTGGTCTGATATTTTGGTTAAGGAATATAGTAGGATGGTGCACTCGGTTTGGTCTTCTTCGTCACACACCTTTTGTTCTTCACGAACATCGTGCAGCAGGTAGCTACCGTAGATTGAGGTTATAAAAGCACCACCATAATTGTTGGAAGGTTCGCTATTTGCAAACAGTATTTTAAAATCTTCGGGGTCTACACCATCAACTGCGTACTCAAAATCCATAATGTTTTTAAACACGTCTAACATAATTTCTTTTTGCTGTGGAATAACGTCAGCAAAGTTTATCGCTGCGTCTTCTACGATTAATTCTAATTTCATATAATTTTATTTATTTTATAATTTAATTTGATTGTTCTTCATCAGTGCGGTCTTGAACGCTAAACATAGTGTATAACGCAAACATATTATAGCTTACGTTCATATTGTAGACCTCATCGTCTTGATATTGTTTAGCTAAAAGGGCTGCGTACTTACCTACGAACTCTTCAAATACAAACTTAACGAGTGACTTGTGTCCTGCTGATAAACTGCGCCATACAATATACTGGTCTACGGTCGTGTAAGTAGCTGCGTCCACATCGCCAATTTCTATTGCGGAGAAGAAGGTCCAGTCATCGTCTACTTCGGAGTAATGAACCTCGTCATAGTTCTCCGCTAAAATGGTGATTACGTCTTTTTGTTCTTGCGTTAGTGAGTTCCATATAGCCTCACCAACGTCTGACAATTCAATTTTTTGGTACATAATAGATGTTTTTTTATCAAATATACGTAGGTTGATCCAGACCACAAAATCCAAACGGAAGAACTTTTCCACATCGCTACCAACTATATTAATAAATATCTGCTGTCGTTATTAAAGGTTAAAAATATTTGGTGGTTTGAAAAATAGTTGTTAGCTTTGGGTCTAATTAAAACATCTATTAATATGAGTAAAATTAAACTTATCCCCGCAGCACCTGCACCAAAACTAAAAAGCTATAAATTGGAGAGAGATAATCGTAAATTGATTATCCAGCAGATTGAGTGGCTTAAAAATGAGACTGGTGAGGATTACGATTGCGACTTCATCAAGTCCTTAATTTCACTAAACAAAAAACAACTGATTGAAGTCTGGACCGAACTTGTGGTTAGACTCAAATACCCGCAGCTGGATTGGCTGATAATCTACTACTAAAAAGTAACCCCCGTAAAGACGGGGGTTTTTGTTTGTATAACAATAGGAGGATTACTTAACATAACAGTTGGCACACAGAATATAATAAAAATAATATCCTCCTTAAATAAATATATATAAAAACGAAAAAAGTGTAAAGTATATTGGAACACCATCCTCAACCTTACACTCTTTTACTATGTGAATATAACAAAACAAACTATATATTGTACTCTTCGTATTTGTCTGCGATGTATTTGTCTACCGCCTCCGCCCAGCTGCGATCTCCGGTTTCTATAAACTGCTGGTACCTCATAACCATCCTCATCATTTCTTTTGTGCTTAAACGTATTTGGTTAATCTTGCAAAAGTCCAGCACCGCACGTAGTGCTGCTGTACGATTTATTTGTGGTTGGATGAACTCCTTATACAGTTGAGTTCTGTCAAAACCTAATTGTAGTTCTTGATAATCTTGTGCCATTTTATTTTGTTTTTGTTATACTAAAATATAAGAATATTAATTTAGAAAAAAAAATTGTTGGGCAAATATTTTTTACTTTAACAAAAAATGGTTATACTTATATATAGTCGGTCTTCACACAATACGACTTAACGATTTTGGAACCCCTTTCCTTGAAGCTGATGTGAAGACCAGTAGATAGGTTTGGGGTTTTACTTTTTAAAAAATAACAATACTATGGCACGACCACAGAAAAACAATTTAGATTACTTCTCGCACGATTGTGATATGAGGAATGATTTAAAGATTAAAGCGTTGAGGAGAAAGTTCGCGCACACCGGATATTCAATTTACGTAATGATGTTGGAACATTTAGGTAACTGCAATTATTTGCAGTACAAGTGGAACGACTTATCAATTGAACTATTAACACCTGACTTTGACGTTGATGGTGATTTACTAAAACAGATAGTGGACTACTGCGTCTTCTTAAAGCTATTTGAAATTGAAGATGGTTATATTTACAGTCAAAAGTTCTATGACCGCAACAACGATGTATTAAGTAGCAGGAAAGGTTTTGACCTTAATAACTCACCATTAATGGAGTTAAGAAGGAATAAACTACCTGATAACCCAGTTAACAAGGAGTTATTAGGGAATAAACTACCTGATAACTCGGTTAATTCGGGATTAGTACACAAAGTAAAGGAAAGTAAACCAGAGGAAACTAAACAAGAAGAAACTATACCACAACAAAGTACACCAGAGGAAACGATAGAAGAACAAATTAAAAGAAAGCACAAGTTAGCAGAAGAGTTGAAGGGTATATTCAAACCACTACCTGATGTTATTAAACTTATTGACAGGGAAGATTTTGACCCAATACAGCGAAGCTGCACTCATTTATTTAATATACACTACCAAACAATATTAGAGTACAAATCAATAAAAATATAACAGTATGACACAACTAACCAGGTCA